TATAGATAGCGGGAGCCTCCTAGGTTAATGATACAGGTCGTTACACTGCATCTGATACACGCAATATTAGGTAGTGCTATACGCTGTGTCATACGTTATCGCTTAGTGTTCTTATGTTGCTTAGTTAGTGTCGTATGTTTCTCCACTGTGGATTTCTTTGGCAAATCAATAGGCTTAACACCTATCTCATCAAGCTTGCGTTGCACTGCTATTTCTTCGCCCCGTCTTAGTATGTCAGTAACCCTACCAATACCCACACACAACAACTTACCAATCTCACGGTAAGTCATGCCCTTCTGTCTTAGGTTGTACGCCTTCTCGCAGTCGTATTTCTTAAGCCACTCGGTCATGTCTTGTTCTTCAGAATCAACGTATGCGTTGGCAGGATATGAGATCCAGCCAGCTTTGATCGCATTGGATACAATGGCTGGAGCTTGATTGAGCAGAGTTATACGCGCTTGTATGTCTAACGTGTCCTCCTTCTTTATACCATCAACATCCATCTTCTTATGGAGATACCGCTTGTGATGCATATTACTCTAGAGTCAAACGCTCTAGCTCTTCCTCTAGATCATAGATGCGTCGTCGTTGTTCGTTAAGGTCACGCTCTAAGCGTCGAGCGAAAGACATCGCTAAGGTAGTGAGATGCGGTGGGAACTGTCCTTCAATACGCTTCTGCTCTAAGTCACAACGGGGAGTGTCTGTATCTGGATCTTCCCAGAAGCTTTCTGTGTTAGTCATGGGTGTTAATGGTCAGAAGGGAATGTCATCTTCAGGTCCAAGCGGATCGTTAGCAGTTACCTTCTTAACTGATGCTGGCTCACGCTTATCTAGGTCAGCATAGTTACCCAAGATCGGACCCTTCTTGCCTTCTTGTCGTGCGGCTTTGCTAATAGACTGCACTATCATTCCATCGTTACCGTACTGATCTCGGCCAGACTTGTTGGGGATAAGTGCGATATCTAAATACGTTCCAGCTTTGCCTTTGAATAGGAATGCTTTGTCGATCTTTGTAACGTCAATCTTGCCGGTTTGCATGGTGTTTGTGGGTGTTTCTTGCTGTCGATGGTGAGTTTACAGGATTGGTTTATGGCAGTCAACCTATCGTTGGGATTAAGTATCTACACCGGAGTCTGAGAAGCGGCAGAACTGTCCGTCATACCAGAGTTTGACCACTCCACATTCACCGTCTCGTTGTTTGGCGATGATGATTGAAGCTTGGCCTTTGGCTTCTCTCCGGTCTCGGTCTAAGAGCATTACGCAGTCAGCATCACGCTCTAGCTGTCCGCTGTCCGCTAGGTCGCTCAGGCGCGGTGGACGACCCTTCTCTTTTTCATTCTCACGGTTCAATTGCGCCAGACAGAGCATTGCCACTCCGGTTTGGACTGCAATGTCTTTGAGCTTACCGCTCACCTCAGCTACCTCATAGGTGCGCTTTTCTGCTTTGTCTGCTGCTTTGACCTTCTGGATGTAATCGACAACCACCAGACGAACACCGTGCTTTCTGACTGCTCGACGGACGTTTGCGGTTATTGAGGCAACGCTTTGAGAACTTGAGCCATCCAAGAACCAGAGCGGACTAGAGGCAATCTTACCAGCAGCCAGACTCATTGAGCGCATATCCCCTTCGCTTAGATTACCGCTCTTAAGCGATTGCATTGGCACACTTCCAATAGATGCAACTGAGCGTCTGAAGATTGCTTCCTTAGACATCTCTAGAGAGATGAAAAGCGTTGGGATTTTAGCTCTCACCGCTGCGGCTTCAGCAATGGAGATTGCAATAGCGGTTTTACCGATAGATGGACGAGCCGCAATTAGGGCCATCTCGCGGTGCTGCAAACCATCGGTCATTTGATCCAACCAATGGAAGCCGGTCGTGACCCCACTCAATGTACCTTTGCGAGAGAAACGTTCCTGCATTTGGTCAATAAACGATCCCGCAACCTGCTTTGAGGTTGAGAGTGTCTCTCTGGATACCTCAATGCTGAGGCCAGACTCGGCATTAGAGACGATTTGATCTGGCTGGAGGGTCAGGACAGCGGACTCGCGGATCAAGCGGTCTCCTGCGGCTCTCAGTTGTCTGCGATGAGCGGCTTCGATTATGCCTTTGGTGTAGTACGGGAGATTGGCTGGTGATGGGCAAATCTCCATCGCTTTATTCCAATCCTCAAATGGAATGGGTTGGCTACCGTGGATCTTTCGCCATTCCTTCCCGAGTTCTTGGAGCGTTGGAGTCCGGTTGGCTTGAACCAGAGATTTGATCGTCTCGTAGGTATCGCGAAGTGAATCGGTTTCGATCCACTCGCTTTTGACCTCAGCGAATGCATCGGAACAAGTGTCGATTGATCCCGTGAGACAAGCTCCGATCAAACCAAACTCATCGTCTTGAGCAAAGTATGGGTCATTCATACCGCATCCCTCCAGTCTAGTTCCTTCTTTCGAGCGGGTTGGATCGGAAGTGATTGCTGCTGGTTGTTCTTGGGGAATATCCCTTTCCAACCAGAAGCGATTGAGTTCTCAACAGCAGATGGGAACTCAGCAGGGGAAAACTCGTTGGACCACTTGGTGAGTGATGCCGTGAGTCCAGTTTTCTTGTAACCCTCTTTACGCTCCGATTTGTACTGAAGCCAGAGCTTGACGGCTTGAAGACAGTTCTCTGTCTGAAAGCTGTTTGGTAACTCAACACCGAAGCCAACATCCCACGGCGACTTAGGAGCCTTCGTCTTCTCTGTCTTTTCTATCTTATCTATCTTCTCTTCTCTATCGGTTACCCCGTGGGTTACCTGCGGGATAACCGGATTTGAGTCTGGGTTAACCCGTGGGTTATCTCTGGGTTTCTTTGGCCTTCCTCCTTTTCCACCATTTGACCATGAGGCAATCAGACTGGAGTTAACCTCATCCCATTGATGGGCAACAAAACACCCGTCTTCTATCCGTCCAAATGTCTGGAGGATTGCAGACCAAAACACGTTTGCATCTCCTCCCCACTTGCATACAGCGGATAGGATTTCTGGATTCCATTCAGGGAATCGGTTGGTCTTTCTGGTCTGACAGTGAGACCAGAGTCTGATGATATGGAGCGGTGCGCTTTCGGTTCCCAATAATCGGACGATCAATCTGGTTTTCCAATGATCTAGGAAGTCAGTTTCTATAATCATGCTACAAACAAAAACCCCACTCAGTCCGTGGTGAGAACTCCCGCTGAAGCGACGGGACGTACACGGAAAGAGTGGGGAAAAGTTGGTTGAACATGGCTTCAGGTAGAGTTATCAACGCTTGCTTCTCACGGCTTGCGCTGACTGCTTATTCCTAACTCGGCTTTGGACCTTCGTCCAGACAAAACTTGTCGTAAAACTCGGCTTTCGGTCGAACGTAGAAGTAACCTCCACGCTCGTAGACTACGCAAAGCCGCTTGGTCTCACCGATGCGAAGTTGAGCTTCGGAGATGTATTCAACAGTCAGATTCTGATTGGTCTTGGATCTGTATTTCATTGTTTGAGGCGATAATGCGTAACCGGATAGACCCCACGGAGACCAGAGATAACTCGGAACCGTTTGGTTTCAACAAGACCCTTCTTAACTGCTCGACAGAGTACAATTCCAGCAGCGTTGATTGTTATTCCCCACTCGTCCGCCCACTGTGCAGCGGTCTGGAACCCTTCTGGTACTGGTTCGGGCTGATTGGCTATTGCGAGCCTAAGCTGTCTTAAAAGCTCGGCAGAGTCCATTTCTGTTCGTTTTGCGGCCATTGGTGTAGGTAGAGTTGTGCGCTTGTTTCGGTGTATTCCCCAAAGACTATCCCATGAGACCAAGCTAGGGTTGATCGTCGTTTCCCCGAGTAATCCATTGCAGGAACATCCGCCAAAGTTCCAACACAAAATCCAATCGGATTTGATTGAGTGCGACCAGTCGCTTGACCTGCTCTGTGAGCATGAGCCACAACGCAGTTACCAAATGTTTCGGCTGAATCACGGATAAAGTTTTCACCATACAAGACACCGTGTCCCCACTTAAATCCGCCCAACCGATAGAACGACCTATCAAGACAATCGTTGTATTTGATAAACGTATGACAGTGTTTCTCAATTGGTTTTAGCATTCGTTCCCATACAGCCTCTGCGAATCCACGGACAACAGCGTTATGATGATTGAGATACTTCTTAGCTCGTTCGTCATGGTTGCCCATTGTGAATACTGTTGGTCTTAGCTCATTAAGGAACTTTATCCCCTCTTGAATGTCATCCAAATAGTCATCGGCTTGGTCCGAGTCTTGAGGGTCTCGGAGTGAACCACTGCGTAATGAGGCAAGATCGTATGCGTCTCCGAGGTGAATTACTTCGTGCGGTTTGAACTTCTCGCGGAACAAAAGCACCGCAGCGAGTGCATCTTGATTGGCTCGGTTCCCATGACTGCAACCAATCGCCATAACTCGGCGTTGGTGCTGTGTAATGTTCACAATGTTGAAGAATCATGGAATTAGAACTTAATCAAGACACACTCGCGTTGATTATCGTTGGATTTGGTTACTTTCTGAACTTGTTGTTGCGGATAGCCCAGACCCAATAGTCAGAGACTCCATACTTTGTTGAGAGTTCCTTAGCGGTGAAACTCTTGTGAGAGTTCCTGACTGCTTCAACGACCCATTGCGGGATTTTCTGACCTTTTGGTCGTCCACGACCGCGCTTGGTTTTCTTGCTGAGTGGCTTCCATTGCGGTTCCTCAACTGTAACCGTCTTGTGAACTCCAAGCAGTCTTGCGATTGCTTCTTTAGTGATTCCGATTTTGCTAAGTATGCTCATTTTCTAATCTTGTTATGTCTGACTTTGTGTATCCAACCTAAGCTGACCGAGTAATCTTCTTTGATCTGTCTGTATGTTTTGTTTTTGCTAATGTCTTCTAGTACTTCCAATACAACTGCTTGTGGTATGTGTCCTCTAAGTGGTATGTATGTTGATTGTCTCATTTGGTTGCTTTGCCTCTTTTTCTAGTCCAGAAGGAGGTGAATTCCGTTTTCTTGGCTTTGGCTGCTCTAACAGAATCTCCAACGTCTTTGCGGCTTAGGACTTTGATGCCGGTCCCTTCTCGCATGATGTCTTGAACTGATCTCATGGCTTTTCCGTAAGTGACTTGATGTATCGTTTCCTCTCAGCCGGTTTGGAGTCGATGATGTACTGAAGTGCGCCACAAGCATTCACGCTCGCAGTATGTTCCCAGTCGTCCTTCTTGTCGTACAACTCATTCCATCGCTCGTTGGGTACGACGACAATCTGGCCGGTTCGCTTGTGACAGAACACGAATGCGGCTGGTCCGATTGGTACGTTCATCTTCCCTCCAACCATTTCTTGAGGTCGTTCAACTCGTCCACTTTGGCTTCGAGTTCTTTGATGCGCTTGTTCGCTCCAGCCAGTTGCCTCTCTAGCTGACGGGCGAAGCCGATCTTCACGAACTGATTGAATCCCGCCGTGATGTATGGCTGTCGGTCTGTGCGCGGTGTTTTGCTGACTACCATTTTGTTGGCGTTAACAAGATGGCTCACGGCTTGGCCTCCTTGGCTTTGTGGGCGTTGTTGTAGTTTTTCCATGCTGCAATTTCCAGCCTCT